CCCGGACATACAACTATTTGATATAGGGACCCATAGATCATCTCTTATCCAGCGTGTCTCTTTAATTCCTCTTGAGGTCCTATGCACAGATCTAGTAGTAAGTCGGAGCCCAGCTTCCCTTAACGACATCAACCCATCTTCTTCTTCAGATATAAGGCTACTAACCAAGAACCTTGAGGTTGTGTCATAGTTTCTCGTTATCTGGTTCAACTGATTCATGTCAGCATAATTGGGCAACAAAAATTCCCCCATTATATTTATAGGTAATGGCCCCCCTAAAGAAGACAATCTGCTTCCTACTTTATCATAAGAAGTCCATCTATTGTATTGATCTGCAAATTTCACTGTCAGTAGGGTTGCCAATGCATGGCTAGAGTATAATGATGCACCTTCACGTAGAGCAGATAATGCCTGTTCAAGAGGTTGCCTGGCATCCTTTATTATAGATTCTCCTGATGCAATCTGTAAAGCAGAAAATAGTGTCTTGTATTCAGGGCAAATTAAACCATCAGTGGTAGCAAATCTACTATGAAACTCACAATATATTGTTGAAGCTATTGTCTTAAATGTATTGAGAATCTGACCACCAAATGATAGAACAATCTTCAAAAGATTGATGGTATCTTCAGCAAAAGTTTTTAGATCAGAAGAAACCTCAGTAAACATCAACACAGAGTCATCATTGGTTACCATGGCATCACCTTCTTCAGATTCTTTCCTCATCGCTATGATCTCGAGTACAACCTCATGGAGCATGGAGCTAGCCAAAGAAGAGAACATCCCTAGTGCACCTTGATACATCCCCCACTTTTGTTCCATGAATAATGGCAATACAGAGTGCCCTTGAGAAAGGTAGTAGCCTGCAATCTTCCCATAGATGGACTCAGGGTTGTGTCTATATATTTCTTGCAAAGACCCCATTTTTATCATCATCTCATATAGATTAAAAGGAATCTTGGCTCTTTTATTCTCCATAAGCCGAGTTGACTCTGCCAATAGCTCGTAGTTTAGTCTAGACCTTATTTTATCCACTCCTGCTTTAAAAGACATGGCAAATGCCAGACATCTAGATTTCCCCATTAATTGATTTGGGCCAAATCTTGAACAGTCAGCAGCAACAAAGACAGTTCTCCCTTTGTCTGAAACTCTTCTAACTTTATCATATAACACTGAATCAGCATCTTTGCAAGTCATCAAGTCAATTTCATACATAGGCAGAATATCAGCCATAAGTCTTTCAGCAGCCCTAGTTGACACAATCCCTATAGCATTCATAGGTGAGAATTCTCTAGCTGATCCTTTTTGGTCCTTATCATCTGTTCTAGATGTCAACATCTCCGTTGTTCTTTTTGAAAGTATAGACAAAGAATACAGATAGAGTGACTGATGTCTTGAAGGAAAGTGTTTTGCCTCTGTATGAAATGCTTTTCCAACAAGATTTAACGGCACATCACCTATCATGTCACCAACCATCATTTCAGTCAATGCAGATGATTTCCGTATTGCTTGCCTAGCACTTGTTATCTCTCCTTTTTCAACAGAACCTGTTGAAGACATGATTTTCGACATGGATTGCCTCGACAAATTCACAATGGGACCGCTAAAGTCATCTAAGTTCTCTACCATTGTTCTAGATCGGCTTTTAGTCACGAATATAGGTAGACATAATGCAAAAGACCATGTGTAATCTACATATTTATCTAAGGCTGAAGATGTTATGAATAGTTTGGCATCTTGAATCATTGTTCCATTTTCTTCAAACAGGTCAGAAATCAGAGGCATCAGTGAATTCTGTTGTATACAGGTGTTGATCAACTTTTCTGATGACTTGGTTAGGCCCTTAGATAATAGCTTGTTTGCCTCTGAAAGGGATTTGAATTTTTCATCTGCCTCAATGAGCCCATACCAATCAAGACCTTCACTTGCTGCTTTAACATCTTTGACTTTGTTGAAAACATTAGAATCAAATATAGCATCAACAAACTGTGCATGGTTGATTAGAGGACTAGAATAAAAGGGTGGAGATAATTTAACAGGCTCTACTTTAGAAAACTCTAGTCTTTTTGCCCTCATTGTTTTTGAGTAATAAGCGCTTAGCTGGATCTTACACAGTCTCAGAAAATAGACAATGTTTGACGGCCCACGTATAATCTCGCCAAATACTTTTGTTAATGAACCATATTTGTTAGGAACAGGAGAATACAGAGCTGCTAGAGTGTATCTGAGTTGATCTTTAATCAAACTGTCTGATTGCCTAGTCGTGAGGTGCATCATCGAAAATTCAACAGCATCTCTAGTGGTGAAGCTACCTGGTTTTGTAACATTGGTTTGACCTTCTGTGATGAGTTTTAGTAAACATGAATCAAGCAACCTCAACCACCAGTTGACTTCCCTTCTGGAAACAGTTATTGTCCTGTTCCTGGCTCTACTGAAACCTTCTAGCACCTCTGAATTAGTCATGGCACAAACAGCAACATTTGTGAACCTGTTAGCCTGAGATCCTGTAGATACAGCTAATATTGTTTCCCTATCAGAGGTGAACCCTACCCTAAACCTATATTTGGATATTTTTTCAGATAATACAACACCTATTGCTCTAGCAATATTATATAAAGAAACAAGATAGGAGAACATCCTGGTTTTGACAAAAGGAACATTTCCTGTCCCTGATTTGATAAAGTATCTGAACCAATCTGTAGCATTGCTCTCTTTGGAAACCTTCATAATTTTCTTGAGATAGTTCATCCCACCCTTGGTATCTGTGTTGCTGCTTAAACTGTCAAGATTCTCACTATGGATCTTAAGCACATTGTTTATGTCATCTTCTGTTAACTTTTTGTAATTTTCCTCCATGTCTTCCTCTTTACCTCTAGACAAAAAATCAGCTCCATAGGACTCATTTTTGGCATTAGCTGCTACTGTGAAGAACTTACATATCTTCTTATCTTTGAATTCTATCTTCTCTTCTGAAAAAATCACTGCAACTGCACCTGCAGGCATTTTGTCAACCTTGTACTGTAAGTTTGTCTTACCTTTCCCAACATACCTTAAGAGATAATTTCGTTCACTCTTGGTGAGTTCCTTGTTGGACCATTTGCTGAAAGGTAAATTCAACGTACCTACATACAAACAATCAGAATTTATGTCTTCAGAACTGTCAAAGAGATGTTTGAGTGTTATTGCAATAGGGTCATTGTCATCAGGTCTCAAAGGAGATACTAGCTCACCTTTAGGAAAAGGAATTTTGAAAGAACTCCTAGTGTCATAGCCTTTGACTTTGCCCATGCATTCATAGATAGATCTAAACAATGTAGAATCAAATTCCCCGACACTCTTCTCATGATACTCTAAATCATATATTATTTTGTTGTCAAGTACCTCTAAGTCATCTTCATCAGCAAAATATCTAGTGCTAGTGTCAATCTCTTGGAGGATCTTAGGGTAAAAATGGCTTGTAATTCCTCTTATCAGTAGGTCTTTATCTTTATTATTTGCCTCAATTGCCATCTTATAAAACTTGTCAAGCACATCTTCATCTTTTGTGTTGAAAAAATCATTCCCAAGTCTATAAGTCATTGGGATTTCTCTTATCTCAACTCTGGTTTTAACTTTTAAACTTATGGTAGACTGGGATAACTCTGCATATTTTTTGTCTTTCAAGAGCTTGTTGCTACTAGTAGTCACATCTACAAAGACATATGTATCACCATCTCTGTATGTTATGTCTGCTTTTGGTACTCCAAGTTTTAGATAGTGATCTTCAATGTCAACTGCACTGCCTTCAAACAGCTCCATGACTTGGTAATGTACAGATGTTATTTTAGTGTGTATTAAGTCATTAGGGATAACCACAAGCTTTTTAACCATCCAATCAGGCATATTTGCAACTATCTTTTCGATCTCGAGCACCGTAAGTGAGTTGGTTTTCATGATCTTGAACAGTCTGTATAACAGTTTGAGTTCTGCTTCGGCTTCG